CTTTTTAACGAGTATACAAAAATACTTTTCTTTGAAGTTTACCAAATCTTCAGGATCGTTTGTGTCGGGGTTTGGACCTGAAGCATCAAACTCTAGATTATTGAACTTGATAATATCAAATCCGCATCGAATCAACAATGCAGCCAACTGATTTGCGCCAAGGATGCTATAATGATTCAGATTCAATTCATGCTTGCGTTCACAATCTGGTTGCGGAACTTCGATGTACATCATGCTTCCTTGCTTTAATACACGATTATATTCCATGAGAGTAAAGATAGGATATGGGCTATGTTCCAGTACATGACGCAAAAAGATGAAATCTACGCTTTCATCATGATAACCATCTGATTGTGGAAGGAAACTGATATCATAGTTTTTAACAGTATGTCCCTTGCTACGGCATAGATCAGAATCACCAGGACTCAGTGTCATGCCAGTAAGATTGGTATAGCCTCTGTTCTTCATCTCATCTAAGAAATATCCAGGGCCGCAACCGATATCTAGAATCAAATTATCTTTGGGGAGATTTAATGGGTCGATATATGTCTCTACTACTTGAGTAGTAAGAGTAGAATGCATCTGACTGTCACCTTCATCGTGAATATGAGCAGTGTACAACCATTCGTTATAGAATTTAAGCTTGACTAGATCAAGTGTCTGATTGATATCAATGAGATTTTGCATGTAAGTTCCTGTTGTTGATAACAGTACTTATTATACCGCAAATAGCTAATTATTTTTTCTTTTTATATCCTCTAAAACTAGATACTGGACTTACCTTGTGCGTATCATTTGGTTCTAGACTATGATGATCACCTACTAGAGTAGCTTCTTGATTTGGATTCACTGATTTGAAAGCTTGTTTCATCATTTTATGCTCTAATTCAGTATATGGATATGCCATGTTATTCTTACCTGCGAAACTCTGATCGTCAAGTTCTACGGGTTTGTCGCTTTTCCCATCAGCCATCGCAGCAGCCATCATTATGCGATTAAGATGATATGTTCTATCAGTAGAGTCATCCATGAATCTATATGAACCTTTAGCAGGTCCTTCATGCCAAGGATGCATGTCTGGAAAATTATTTTTCTCTTTTGACTCTTTGATGAACTCATAAGCTCTCATCGTTATGACCTCAGTGTGGTTGGATTTTCTGTTGCCAGAAGACTGTTATCATAACCATCGAGTGCGATACCCGGAGTTTGTTGATCTAATCCAATCCACATGACTTGCGAATTGATTAGATGAGTCATATCAGTATTTACTAATGGATTTATTAAAATCTGCACATTTCCGGTGTTTGCTACAGTCATATCATATCTAGTAAGTGGATTACCTATGAAGGTAGTTCCATATGCGGTAAACTTGACTGAGCTATTACTATTATCTATGTGTGCGAATAGTTCTATAGCCTGCGTGTCCGCCGTACCATTAGCTATAGATTTTATCCAAAATTGTCCTTGACTAAATGTATTTGCCGAAGTCTCAAAGATGACTTGACTTTGAGTATTACCAAATGTATAAGCTATAGTAGTATTGGTAAAAGTTTGGTAAAGATTGGTAAAATTGTTGTTTATCTTTTCAAAGGCTATGCGTAGCGGATCGCCAGTTTTATCATTAGGATTAGATCCTATATTGATAATCTCTTGTGAATAGATTGGTGTGGTGCTCATACTTTATGTCCTGATAATGTATTTATCAAAAAACCAAAGTATTAATGTTTAGTAGCGTCTTCAAATATAGTTTTTTGCTGAGTATACCATTCATTCCAGCCTTTAACTTTGGCTGCACATTGATGGTATTTCATATAGTTATCTACTACTACTTTAGTGTACTCTGATAGTTTCATATTCTCGGTTGCGACTTTCAATGCATCGCATTCTTGTACTAAGACTTGAGGTGCATCAGGAAATTTAGCCGTTACAGGCTGTGCTGTTATTCCTACACAGCCCGATAGCAATAGAACTAGGGGAAATGCTAGATATAGCCTCACTTTTTGCCCCCATCTGGTCCTTTAGCAGCATTGTTTAGTGTAGCAGCAAGGTTATGTGCGTCGATGACCTGTTTAGGAATCTTACAGCTATTGTCGTATTTGATTACTTCGCGGTCGACATACTGTATTACATCATCTCCTTTTTCTTTTATAACTTTTTCCTGGGTCACGTATTCTGTAACGATCTGTGTGTTGACGTTTGCTGCTTTGACTTCAGCTTCTGCCAACCTTGCTTTTAATTCTGCTACTGCTGCGTCTGTTGCAGTTTTATATGCTAAAGCACCTGCTAGATAAAGCCCGCATATCACTAGTATTGAGCTTCCTATCTTTATAGGGATGTTATAGGTACTGATAAAAGGTATCTTCCCAATAAACATGGCTATCAAGAAGAACAGTGCTCCCATCGCTATTAGCGCAGAGCTTGTCCAAGAAGGAATCAATGCTGTTAACCAAAATATATTCATATAAATATTTATGCCTAACAATAGAATTTTTTTATCTTATCTACTACTAATTCTACTTCATAGTCATACATTTCAGGATAGATGGGTAAACTCAAGATTCTACGAGATAGGCTATAACTTATTCCTAACAAATCTGGTTTTACTTTTATCGATCTAGCTACTGGATGTTCAGCTATTGTATGTGGATAATGTATTTTTGTTTCTATTCCATTCTGCCTAAGGTATATATCTAGGGTATTCCTATCATCCACATCTACTACAAATTTGTGATTAGCATGTGTGGTTATACCTTTGCTTAAACACCTGATAGGATAGTTTTTCAATTCATCAATATAGTAATCTCTGATAAGTTTTCTTTTGTCTTGCCAACTATCTATGTAATTAGCACGGACAATCATATGAGCGCATTCAAGCTCACTCATCTTATTGTTAGTACCTGTAAAAAAATTATTAGGTTTTCCATTATTTTTAAAAGATGATACATAGTCATACAAAGCTCGATCTTTAGTAACTATAGCTCCACCGTTACCAGAAGAAGGAAGATTTTTAGTAGGATCAAAACTTATAGCCATTGCATCACCTATTGTATCAGGTTCAGCAACTAACCAATGCTGGGCCCCGTCGGTTATTGTGCCTGACGTAGCTTTTCCAGGGCATGTACCGAACAATCCAATAGAACAATTAAATGTACTGCTATCTGTTCGTTCTAGTTTCATTATACCGTTTTTATCTGTATCTACTAATTCTACTTGCCAACCTGTATTAAGGAAAGCATTCAATGTAGCTATGTATGTTAGATTAGGAACCCTGATTATAGGTTTTTCAGTATAAATGAAATGGTCATGATAAAATCTCGATATAAATTCTAACGCTGCTGTACCAGAATGAACTACCGTTGCATATTGACATCCTGTTTTTTTAGCTAACCAATCTTCAAATTTTTTAGTATACTGGCCGTTAATATATATACCGGATCTCAATACCCTATCAGTTGCATCTAATATTTCTGCTTTTAGATTACTATATTGCCTGTCTAGACCAATGAAAGGGACAAATGGCTGACTCATTCAATTTTATCTTTCCAATAATATGAAGTATTTAGCCAATCATAATACTTTTGAAAACCCTCTTCTACATCAACAGTTGGATTAAAATTGAAATGTTCACGTGCCTTTGTTATATCTAAAGCTCCCCTGCTGGGGAAATCTATGTCTTTTTCACGAACGATGATGTTACCTTTACCTACGATCTTAACTACTAATTCAGCAGCTTGTAATAGTGTGACACAGTGACTCTTTGTGATATTGTATATGTTGTTGTCAGTGTTATATGATAGGCTTGCGTCTACTATACCCGTAGCTGCATCTTCTACATACGTGAAATCTAAAGTCTCATCATATCCATTCACATAGATAGGTTGATTTCGCATACAACTAATGAAAAATTTGCTGATCACCCTATCTTCTACATCCAATGGACCATATACGGCGCTTGGTCTCAAGATAGTATAAGCTAGATTATCTCTATGTGAGTAATCTTTCACTAGCCACTCACCGGCTAGTTTCATAATACCATATTGTCCCTGTGGATTACAGATAACATCCTCAGTAACGTGATCAGTAAAGTCTCCGTATACCATAGAGCTTGATACATAGACGAATTTTCTGACATCGACGTTCTTGCTTGCTTCTAACAGATTCAACAGGCCCTCGCTCATGACTCTGCTACCCCACGCAGGATATTTGTTGACTACCTTCTGTCTCGGGAAGCTTGCTAGATGTATAACTAATTCTGGTTGCTCTACGTCAAATACATTATATACCTTATTTTTATCACTTATATCATAGTCATATAGGTAATAAGAACAACCGGCAAGCTTGTTCTTTCTTTCTGAAATAAGATATTTTAGTTCATCATTAGGAATCATTCCATAGTCAGTCATGTTATCCATGACTAATACTTCATGTTCTATATCACACAACTGTTTTACAACGTTGTGTCCTATCAATCCTAGACCACCGGTCACTAGTATTTTCATGTTATTCCTTACATTATATCGAGTATTTCAATTTCCAGATCACATAGTTCTTGGGATCAAACTTCGCTTCTATTAGATATTGATGTCCAAAATTATTAGGATCTGCCATCCTACGCCAGATTGGAGTTTCTGTACTGTTTTTCATTACCCATTGCCCCATCTCGGATTGTTCCCAATCATACAATGGTTTGGATGCATATAGATCAGGATCATCAACATCTCCCATATGAAATTTGTGTACTATGACCCTCACGGGTGCTTCATACGGCCATTGCTGCTTTGATGGTTCCATGACTCTTGTATCCCTGTAACTTGATATCATCCATTGTGAAACCATCAATATCTTTTATATCTGGGTTCAACCACAGTTGTGGTAGTGGATATTCTTCATTAGTCAATTGTTGATTGACCTGATCTATATGATTCTTATAGATATGAGTATCACCTGTGCTGATAATCAACTCACCGACATCTAGCTCAGATACCTGGGCAATCATATGAGTAAGCAACGCATAACTTGCGATATTGAATGGTAATCCTAAGAAAACATCGACACTACGCTGATACATATGACAACTTAGTTTACCATCTGCTACATAAAATTGACACATGACATGGCAGGGAGGAAGAGTCATCTGATCGATTTCTCCTGCATTCCATGAATTTATGATATGTCTGCGACCATCAGGGTCTTTCTTGATACCGTCGATAAGATTTTTGATCTGATCGATCTCTTTGAAATTTATAGGTCCTGAATACCAATCGTCAAAAGAATCCTTTATAACGACATCTTCTTCAGTTGCGGTATTGGTTCTCCAATGTCTCCATTGGACCCCGTAAACTCTTCCTAAGTCTCCGGGAAACTTAGCTTTAGGTACCCAATAAGCTGCCTCAGCATTATCTGTCCATATAGTATTAGATGTCGAGTCTCTTGATCCATGTAGGATTTCTCTTAATCTTCGCTCATCTCCTGTT